TACGCTATCAACCATATACCCTGCATCTCGATAACACTTAGCCTGACTATATGTAAACCCTGCAGTTTTTGTATTTTCTACAAATGCAACTGTCTGTTCTTGTATATAAACTTTATTTGCTTGCAATAAATTTACTGCATTAAGTATGTTACCTGTTGCAGGATTAATGCCATTAGGAATGATTAGATCTGTCACTCCAGTGGTTCCATTGTTTAGAATATTTGTAATTACAGAAAAGTCATTAGCAATTAATGTAGCTTCATTAGTGGTTGCAGCAGTTAAACTAATATTTTGTGTACTAGGCGATGCTCCATTATAATATGTAGCAGTATATCTTGTACCGTTCGTACTATTTTGTACAATCTGTTGTGATAAACTACTAATAAAATTTATAGCAGCGGTTGTTGTTGTTAACTCCGAAGGTATTAACCCAACGTATCCATTTTGATTCCAATATTGTAATCCAGCAAAATCGCTCTGACTAGTTCCGCCAAATAACAGATCTAACACGAGAGCATCAACAATTAACCCGGTATCTCTTAAGCATTTCGTTCTACTATAATTTTGATAATATGAAGAGTTACTATAGATATAATTGTCAATATAGGCTACCACTTCGGATTGAACAAAGTATCGATTGGCATTTAGTAAAGTAGCTGCAGTTTGTGTATATGCATCTCCTAAAGCTTTTAATCCGATCGGGCTAGGTGTAATCGGTAATCCGTTAATTAATGTGTTAGGACCATTATTAATAATTGTAGTAATTCTATCAATATTAGAATTGATATTATTGATTTGAATCGCAGTACCTGCAATCGGATTGAATGTTTGAGATATATAATTCTGATAAAGATTGGTTAACTTGTTATTTTTAATAATGTTAACCGCAATATATTGCATATAATCTAATGCATTTAATGTTTCTGCAGGCTGATTGCCAGGGAGAATAATTACTCCGTTATTGTAATATGCTAATGCGGATTGTAATGTATTAACATTACCGCCGGCTGCAGCATCATTAGCGATTGCAGTTAATATTGTACCAATGTCTCGGTAACATTTATTTTGTTGTATCTGCGTTAATCTAAAATTATTATTAAACAGGCTACGAACATATGCACTTACTTCTGATTGAACAAATAATAAGTTCTTAAGTAAAATATTTTGTGCATTTGAGAATCCTCCTCCTAAATTCGGTCCGCTAATAGAAGGAGGAGCAACACTTGGACCATTTTGAATTATATTTTTAATTAAGTTAAAGTTATTGATAATAACAGTTTCGGCTACGCTACTATCATCCTTTGCTCCGGTATAATAGCTCAAACCGCATTCAATGCTCTTGGTGTTCCCGCCGAGGATAATGTCTTGTGTTACTGCATCAACAATTAATCCAGTATCTCTAAAACAATAATCTTGTTTATAAACAAAAGTCGGATAAGTTGCATTTACATATGCTACTACTTCGTTTTGTAGAAAATTTCTATTAGCTTGTAATAATAATTCAGCGCTAACTAAAGGAGCTTCGGGTCCGCAACTATTAAAGCTAGTCGGAGCTGCACTCGGCCCTTCATTAATAATCGTAGTAATGATATTAACAGCATTGGTAATTTCTTGGCTAGCGATTCCTCCACCGATCATCGAAGTATTAATTATTTGAGAGGTACCTGTCGTAATCACAGGAGCTGTCTGGTTAACAATAATAGACTGACATAATGTATCGATGTATTCAATCGCTGCAGTAGTTTGTATTTGTTGACCTTCGATAAGATTAATAACGCCATTCCAATAGGCTAATCCTGCTTCAACTGCTTTTTCATTACCACCAAAAGTAACATCATAGGAAATATTTTGTACAATTAATCCAACATCTCTGAAACACTTAGCTTGGTTATATGTAAAATTGTAAAAAGCAGACCCCGGAGTAGCAGCAGCAACTTGTTGATTAACGAATGCAACCACTTGTTCTTGAATAAATGTAATATTAGCTAATATTAAGGTTCTAGCACTAAAAAATCCCGGATCTTGTGGTCCACTAATAACGTTTAATCCCGGAACGATCGATCCGTTTGTTAATTGTACTGTTAGTGTTGTTGTATTTGCTTCAAATGTAGCAATGCCTACACCTTGAGGAACTTGTACTGTTTGGTTCGGAACAAACATTGTTCCATCAACTAACCAAGGACCGCTTTGATTAGTGCAATTCTGTACATATGGCGATTGATAAAGGTCGATCTTAGCTCCGTTAACTTGCGGTGGGAACGCAGTACAATAAGCACCTCGATTAGTTCCATTAACATATGGACCAGGTAATAATCCGCTTCTGCCATTAAAAAACTGCATCTGTGCAAGATAGCATCCACTTTGAACATGGAAAAGATCTTGTGTTTTATTAATCGGTTCTAAACTAGTAGTTCTTAAATCATCTCCTACTACAGCAGTATTTGGCTGTAATAATATAGGATTATTTTCTAAATAATGTCCGCTATAAACTTTAATTAATGTTCCCGGACGATAATATGGACTACGGACAGCTCCGCTAACCGTGCGACATGCTCGACTAGGATCAGCTGCTCGCCCATCATTGGTATCATTACCGTCTACTGTAACATGGAGAACGTTAGTGATTACCGGTGCAGTACCAATCGGATTTGATCCTAATGCTCTTAATTCAGCATTAATTTGTACTAAACCGGCAGTCGAGCCGATGCTTAATGTATTAGTGCTAGTAACCTGATTAGTAACTAACGTATCAACATATGCATTGAGCCAATTTCTTTCAGGACTACCTAAATTAAATGCGTCGTTAATTGTCGGAACGATATTTGAACCAATTTCCGATTCAAATATAACTGTATCTGTAACAGTATTATTTCCTAAAACAATATTACCATCTGCAGTAATATTACCGGTAGCATGCAAGTTTCCTGTAACAATAGTATCGCCGACAATATTTACAGATTCATTACCGCTAGGTTGTATAGTGATTGGCCCAACATTAGTGGTGATAACTCCATTTTGTATTACAAGATTACCTAATTGAGCTACACCTGTATTCGGCCCAGTATATAAAACTTTTAAATTATTAGCATTGATAGTTCCATTGACATCTAATTCGTATGCCGGATTACTGTTACGTATACCAATACGTCCATTATTGACGTCAAGATATAATAAATTAGTTTCAAAGGCTAGGTTTACACCATCGCGTAATAGATTAGAAGATAATAACGGACCTGAAATACGACCAATAGCCATTGTGGCTCCTTGTCATCACCGATTTTCACGGGTAACCACCTTACATTGCGGGTTTGCCACAGTTTGTTCCTGTCGGGAACATTCTCGACATCGTTATATTTATTATTGTTTTATTAAATGGGGTTGTTAGGATTCAAAAAGGTTACGATTTGGCCCAGCTGGGAAATAGCCATCGAATCCTAATAAACTAAAGACCGGTTTAGCCGGAACCGGACCTGTAAATTTAATGTAAGTAGCTGCACCGGATACAGGATACGAACCATATTGAACTGTGACTTGTGTTCCTTGAGATAATGTCGCGGATAAACTTATACCTACAGGATAGCCATTATTTGGTACACTGAGGTTGGTAGTAATTGAAGTGATCGTAGTACCTAATTGTATCCCAGTGCCTGAAATTGTTCTCCATATTCCCGATTCACCTACATCAATATTTGTCAAGGTATTAAGATAGATAGTAAAGGTATTGCTTACAGCTATAGTTGCTGTTGCAATCGCTGCTGTAGGATTTTTAACCAAAGTATAATTTGTAGTCGGCACTTGATAAACATTATCAACAAATACTAAAACATTTTGTGGTTTTGTTATATCGACATCATATGCTAGAGGACCGAAATAGATATCATTATAATTGCCATATCCTAAATTTTGAGGAGTAATTGTAGCCTGTCTAATAGTTCTGATAATTTCCCAATTAGTATTAAGTGGGTTTGTATTCAATCCTCCCATACTATTATATACTTCAAATTCATTTAAGGTAGTATTATATCTTACAGTACCGTCGACAATAGTGGAAGGTCTATCAGTTTTTGCGCCGGTAGGAACTTCTAAAGTAGTTTTACTAGTTGTTACAATTCGATTGTCCTGAAGAACAGAAAATTTATCATCCATAGGACTTTTAGAATATAATGCAAGTTTTTTAATATATCTCATGATGTTTGTACTGAGCTTACAGTTGCAATTAAAATATTATCTACAGTTGATTGTGCCCAGATGCTTTCTCCACTTTCGAGTATAACTTTTTCAGCATCGAATACAAATGTTTCAGTTGCTGGTATTGGAAGAGCATTTATAACTAAATTTGAATTACCGGCAGCTCCGCCAATAGGAACTAAGAATACATTAACATTTGTACTAGATGTTAACGAAGTATTGCAGAAAAACATAGTAGTTACAGCTTGTTCTGCACTAACTGCGGAAAATATTTGTGTTGTCGTAGAATGAACTAATGTATTTTTTATTGACATTTTTTATACCTTAAAATATGATGCTATAAATTATTGCTTTTCTGCGGCTAACTAGTTCGTCGGATTTATTTGTATTTGTAAAATATATCCCAGTGCCGCCGCCGCCGGTTGTTGTCGACGCATATAAAACTGTTTGATTAACTAATGGAAGAGGTATTGAAGTTTGATCTTGTAGCCTTAAAGCAGAATTAAGATCAATAGATCCGTTTCCGCCTGCTTGTAAAATCAAATCAGATCCGGTATTAGCTTGTATAACATTATTGTTTAAACTGATTCCGGAAAATACTGCACTGGTTCCAATTAATTTAAAGACAACGTTACTAGTAGAACCGAGTCCGACAAACATTGTATTAATTGATGAAAAGTATTGTTGATTAGGTGGTATTGAATTATCACCAAGTTGTACAAAAGTATTTCCTACCTGTAATTTCTGAGCAAAATTAGTACCGGTGTAAATCCTATTATCTACATAATATTTGTTAGGAATGTCATCGTTATCTAAAACTCTAGATGCATAATTGATCGTACCTTTAACATTAAGCATTCCATATGGATTTTCAACACCTAAAAAGTTAATTGTGCCATTTGGTCCGTTAGTTCTTAACGCGGCTGCTTGTATTGCAGTGCCGGTTCCTGCTGAACGAAAATCAAATAATCCTTGATATACTGTTCCGGAACTATCTGTCCAGGTAACAGGACTAATACCGATCGAATCTACATATAATAATGTAGCGGCGTTTGTTAATGTTGCATAACTACCTCTATCAATTACAATACCACTATTACCTAAAGTAACATATGCATTAGTTTCTTCTGCATTTAAAATGATAATATTATCTTTAATTAAACTACTTGTACTTTCAATTAATGTCTGATTGCCGATAATATCTAAATTACCAATGATTCTTACAGTACCGGTCACTGCAGTACCAGAACTCACCCCAGTGGCGTCGAGAGTAATATTACCACTTGGAGTGTTTATAAGATAATCGCCGGGTAATTTCAAGACATTAGTGGTCATTACTTTTTCCTTTACTGTATTTATTCTTTAATAGACACTTATTGAAACGTATTCTATTAAAGGAATAGACTTATGTGGCCAGCTGGGATGACTTTGAAAACGTAAAGTTACTCCGAATGTCGGATCTGCAACTATTGCAGGTGTTAAATTTGTACCCCATAAATCATTAGAACCACCATATATTTTATCAATACCTAAATCACCGTCTGCTTTATTCTCTCCAATTAATTGATTATTATAAGTTAATTGTATAGTTTCATCGGTAATTCTTCCACTTCTATTCATAGATAATTCTACTTCAATACCGGATATAGTAGTAGGAATATTGTTGATATTGAACCCAGAAAATGATATATAATATGTTTTATTTTTAATATCATTAACCAATGAATTAGCTATATGTAGCAATGGTAAAACAGTATCTACAAATTTTCCGTCAGGAAATCTAGCATTATAAAACCCCGAACCATCATCATTCCAAGGGATATGTTGAGGAACTTCGCCATATTGAATTATGTTACTTGAATAGAAAGGCATACTTTATTTACCCAAAAAAATAGCTGCACTAGGCAGCTATTTTTTAATTAATCAATTACCTATTAAGAAACAGGAATTGTTACACTAACATTAGCTTGTGGTGATCCTGCACTAGCAAGCAACCATGATGCAACACCGTTAGTAAATTGCGAACCATTAATCGATGTTAGATAAGCTTTACGGCTAGTCAACTTCGTTACATAGTAAGTACCACCTGCACTATCAGTAGCAACAAGATTCATTTGGCCTGCAGTCAAACTACCCGAAGCAACTAACTTGCATTGTCCGTCGCCGTCTGCATTTTGTACTAGATAACGATGACTTGATTCTTGTTTTAGAATATTTGAAGTTTTAGAACTTAATCCTTTAGGTGACGGTAAGTAAGCAGTTACCGTAATTTTACCTGTATTACTAATCGGAGCAAGTGCAACTGTAAATGTTGCGCCGGTTCCTGTAGTGTTTGTTAATGCAATTGCAGGATCGGACATATATCCGGATCCCCCATTATCTACTACAAAACTAGTAATGTTTCCGCCGCTAACAGTAACGTGACCAGTAGCAACTGTGCCGCCGAATATATCTGGTTGGCTGAATACAACTGTAGGTGCAGAAGAATAATTCGTTCCGCTAGTAACAATAGTTACACCGTTTGGCGTAACAACTCCCATACCTGCAGTATCAGCAACTACAGCGGTTCCTGCAAAAAATCTCTTTTTAATTGGACGTCCCATTTGTTTCTCCTTATATTAAGATCGTTCTAGGATCTACGCAGTGGGTACTGCATAAACTCTCTTTATGAGCGAACTGATAATATTTATCTTGTAATCAGCAAAAAGCCCGCACAGGGCGGGCTTTCTGTGTAAATTTACAAGTAATTCTATTACTTGAAGCTTACGTTTGCGCTTACGATAGCGACCTTACCGAGGTAGTCGGCTGCGTTACCTAAGCTGCTTGCGGTGTTGCTGAGTTCAACATAACCGTAGCGTGTTAGGAAGCCTACGACTGGTTCGAAGGTTGCTGGATCTAGAACAACGCCTGAGCTCATTAGAGGAATGTATGGGCAGTAGAAAGCTGGTGCGTCAGCTTCGCTTGTGCCTTTATAACCAATAAGAACCTGGTTGTTATCGATATTGTCAGCTAAGTAGCTGTCTACGAAAATCTTCATAGCGCCGTTCAATGTACCAACAAACTTAGTATTTGTTGGAGCTTCGAATGAACCTTCAGTTGTACGAGCAAATGCTGAAGTTGTTGCGCTCTGTAGAATTGTTAGAGCCTGGTTTGATACAACTGCCCAGTTGCCTGCGCCACGACGTGTACGCTGTGCAATTAGGTTGCTTACGCGGTTGATCTGGATTGCTAGTGCAGCATGTTCGTCGCCGACGAATGTTGCTGTACCAGAAACTAAACTCTGGTCATATGACTGTTCTACTGAAGCCAATCCACGTAGTGAAGCTAGGATTTCCTGGTCGATTTCAACTGTGATTTCCTGAGCTAATGCTGCCATGATTTCTGCTTCGATATCAATACCTTGCTGAGCCTGTGCATCCTGTGCAGCCTCAAATGTCCAACGAGCTGATAGCTTGCGTGACTTGGCTTCTACTGGAGCCTTGAGGATCTGGATGCTCATTCTCTTACCTGGTGTACCTTCAAGTACGCTTGTTGCAGCAGCTTTTGGAGTTGCATCAACATTGTTACCAGAGTAAGCAGCAGCAATCTTGAACGGGCTTAGTGCTTCTTCGCCTGCTACAATATTGTCACCTGAGCTTGAATCAGCATAACGTACACGTAGTGTGTGGATCTGACCAACAGGGCCTGTCATTGGCTGTACGCCGATGATTTCGTTGGCAATAACTGTTGGCATTACACGTCTGATAACTGGTAGAATTACACGATTAAGTGTTGCTACGTTACCAGCACTTGTTGCTCCTGCTGTTGCGCTTTCAGCCAAGTAACGACGAGTATTTTCTAAGCAAACCTGCATAGAAGCACGACGATTACCCGATAGGCCTTCAAGCAGAGCTTCCTTTGTCTCGGACCATCTTTCATTTAATAACTGTGACATTTATGTCTCCTTGAATTATAGTTATTTTAGACCCGCTAACTTGCGGATATCTAAGATATTATCTAAGCCTACCTGGGGCTGAGTCTTCACTTCGCGATCGCCTGTAACAATTGTGCTTTCAGTTAAAGTCTCTTTTGAAGTTTCTTTTTTCTTTACAGCACCTTCCATTACGGCGGGTAGGTATTTGTCAAATGCTGCAGATAATTTGGAAGTTTGTACACTTTCTAATAAGCTGCGCATTAATTCTCTCTTGTCAGCACCTAATGGAGCTAACATTTCACTTAACATAGCTTTACGTTCTGCAGAATCTTTTGCAACGCGAATTTCACGTTCCTTAGATTCAACCAACGCTGCTTTTTCATTTAAAGCAGATTTTGCTTCAGCAAGTGCTAAATCTTTCTTCTGGATAATCTTCAACAATTTACTTGTTTCAGATTTTTCATTTAGATAAGATGTAGAATATTCTGTTGCAAATGCTTCAAATAAACGACGACCAAAGTCATTGTTTCGAGCGTTTGAAATATCTTCCTTCAATTGCTTGATTTCGGATTTTAATTTCTTATTAACTGTACTTTCAACAACTTGAGCACTACGTTTAATAAACTTAACTTTAATATCATCGAACTTAGCTTTAGCTTCCTTCATTAACTTAACTTTCGTTGCAGCTAAATCACGTTTATCCTGAGAGAACTCAGTAATTTCTTTTGCCAATGCGTGTACGATGAACTGTTCTAACTTAGAAAAATTCTCAGCAACTTTTTTACGATCGCTTTGGAATTCAACTAATTCTTTTCCTAGCTGACGCATGATGAATGATTCTAATACCTTAGCATCTCTCTTCATTTTGCCTTCGTAAGCAACACGAGCATTAACTAGTGATTGCTTATCTTCAGCAAGTTCAGCCATTTCGGCGGCCAATCTCTCGCTCAACATCCGATCAATTGCTTCAACCATAACACTTTTATCATGTGTATATTTTTGTGCGAATTCTTCACGAAGTTCAGCGGTGATTTGATCGCGATTCTCTTGAATTTTAGCAGCAAAAGCAGATTCGACCATTGATTTAGTTTCTTCTGTCATTACGCCTGATTCTACTAATTGTTTGAATGCGTCCAACATCACTTCTCCCTTTAAGGTTATTTCAAACCTTTAATAATATTCAGCATCGCCTCACGGAGATACTGTTGAGTTTTTGGATCTTGTTTACTCTCTTGCGCTACCCTAAATGCTCTGTTTCCACCTCTTGCGTTCATTAGGTGTTCATAAACTGGTGTAGGATAAGCTCCCGGCGCTGAGGGTTGGGCTACTATATCAACTGTGATTATCTCGAAATCAGCTACTTCACCAGAGCGTTCATCAACGTTACCGCTGCCTCTGCTACTGACACCTAGTTTTACGCCACTTTCGAGCATAGTACGAATTAAATTGCCCATTGGAGTGGGAAGAATTTTCATCTTCCCATATCCATTAGGACCGTCCATCCACATATCAGTGATCATATGGCTAACACGGTCTAAATTTACCTTTAAATCATCTGGATGATCTACTTCACCTAATACAGAGTAACCATTCTGTATTTGATCGTTCAGAGTTTTGACAGCATTAGTGATTTCGCCTACAGGATAAACCCGCTGGTTAGCGTTGCGAATACCACCTTGAATAGCAATTCCTTTAAGATAAAGGTTCTTGCCTCCTTTTTCATCTGTAGACTCGTGTAATTCTACACGAGCCTGATCAAAACTTAGGTTCTCTCTTAGGTAAGATAGTTTCATTTGATTCTCTTAACGACTTCTCTTTGCAACAATAGATTTATCATTTACTTGATTTTCACCAGTTTTATGTGCTTTTGCTGCTTTATTGTATCCGTCGCCTTTTACACGATTTTTATTCACATTCAATGTGCTACTATCGGTAAATTCACCTTTTACAGTTCCGACTAGACCACCGGCCTTACCTTTCGGTTTAGTGCCGTCTTCGTCACCTTCTCTGTCATTCTGTGCAATATTTTTAGCATTTGCCTTGGTATTGATACCAGGACCGCCTGTTGCAATTGCACTCTTTTTATGCACAGAGCCTTCTTCGCCTGGACTACCGGCTGTGTAATCTTTGCCGCTACGTACGACTTGACTATATTCTCTTAGAAAACTTTCGTCGAGGTTCATTTCCCCTTCGTCTTCTTCGTCTTCTTCGTCTTCTTCATCATCTTCGTCATCTTCGTCATCAAAGTCGAATGAATCATCTTCTCCGTCTTCTCCACCGAAGTCATCGCCCATATCGTCATCGCCCATATCGTCATCGCCGAAATCTACTTCAGCTCCTTTGGTATTTTTTAGAGCGCTAACAACTTTATCTACAATACTATCTTCGATAGCTTCTAGATCACCTTTTGTAACTGGTTCGTCATCGCCGCCCATCATATCATGATCGCCGCCCATGTCGTCGTCGCCCATCATATCATGATCGCCGCCCATGTCGTCATCTCCGAAGCTGTCATGATCTTCTTCACCGCCCATACCGAATGTACCCGGTGCATCATGGTCTACAGTATCATGTTCAAGATCATCGGCAGGATCGCCGCCGATTTCATAGACGCTTTCGTCGCTCATCCATGACTCTTCCATAGATTCATCTTCTTCATCTTCTTCACGTGCTTCTTCCATAGATTCATCTTCTTCACGTGCTTCTTCCATAGATTCATCATCTTCTTCATCTTCTTCACGTGCTTCTTCAGAAATTAAATTTTCATAAATTGTTCTTGATTTTTCAACAACAATTTCATGGAAAAGCTCATTGGCTTTGTCCATTTCTTCATTTACTAGATAGTCTAGTAATTTTTCAAATTTGTTAGACATTGCGGGTTCTCCTTAATAATAAAAAATCGGCAAGGCTGTCGAGTAATATTTACAGCCATTGTAGAATACTTATGCGAAATAGGCCAAAAACGGTCTATTTTGGAAAAATGTAGATTTATAGAGGCGAAGCTTCTGGTTTAGGTGCTGCGTACATTTTCCTTACTAATTCGAGTTCGGCTCTTTTTTCTTGCTGACGAGCATCGCCTGCTTTCCTTAATCTATTCAACGCGCTTAATGTAAGACGACTTTTACGGGTATCTTTCAAATCAAGTACACTAGAATCGTGCCCGATGTCGTAACGATCATTGTTACGCATTTCTGCATCATCTTGACTAAAATATATAAACTCTTTCAATAACATACTGTTATTTACCAATTATGCCGGAGGAGCAGCACCACCGGATGGCGGAGGAGGAGCACCGCCTGAAGCCGGTTGTCCTCCTAATGGTGACCCTCCAGCTGCTTCGCTACCTATATTTTGTAATTCTTCAGTGCCTGCATCACTTTGTCCTAAACTTGCCATATCGCTACCTAATCCTGAAGTAGTAATACCTGCTGAACGCATTTCTCCTTGTGCATTTAATGGAGTTTCTGTATCTACGTTTTCTTCTCTCCACATCTGCTCGTTTTCTGCAATTTCTTCTGCAGTTAATCCTAAGAAACGTTTCAATGCAAAACGTTTACTCAAATATGGAATCTCCGATACACTACCAAATGTACTAACTCTAGCTTGATCCATTTCTGCTTGACGATGTGCAGCAAAGTTTTGCGGAGGATTAAACTTAACATCGAATAAGTTAGGATCGATATTAATACCTTTGCTATATAGATAGAATTTAAATTCAGTATCAAACTGTTCGTTAATCAAACTCTGTAAACGTTCGCAATAGTTGTTAAAACGCAACTCTTGAATATATGCAGTACCGACTCTCCCATCGTTAAACGGGGTTTGATCATCGGCTGCGCCGGTTGGTAAGTAACTGCTAGGTATGCGTAATGCACGCATTAACTTCTGTGTAAAGAATAACAAGTCACTAATTTCACCTAAATTAGTACCGCCCGGTAATGTTTCTACTTTGCTGCCACGTCCTTCAGCAGTTTGTGGGAAGAAATAGTCTTCGTTAATGCTTAAAGGGTTATAGCTAGCATCGATAATGCTCTGCCCGCCTCCTGATACACTAGGAATTCTACGTTGATTTACTTCATTTTTAACACGTTCAACAAAGCTCATAGCCAAATGACTAGGCATATTACCTACGTCGATATAAAATACACGACGTTCTGGTGCACGCTGTACGCGATAGATAATAATTGCGTCTTCTAATAACTCTTTTTGCTTATAAACTTTAAAAATTGTTTCCATTAAACTATTGCCAAATGGAAAATTATTATCTAATCCTTCACTTAAGCTAAGATGTATTAGATGTTTAGCATCAATAGCCCATTGATTTTGGTTTTGAGTGAATCGACTTCCGGTAGCTTGAGGATATGCCCCGACCATACCTCGTTGTTGTGCGCCGCCTGTTACATAAGCAGTACCGCCCGGAGTACTATTTTGATTAGTTGGGTTGATCTGTGTTACTGTTAAATTTTGAAAATTGATATTCATATCACGAATAACATATTGTTCGGGTTCTTTACCTTCACTTTCGTTAACAATAATCTTATCAATCTTACTAGGATCTATATAAAACCAAGCTAAAGTTTCAGGATCTCTAATGAAAAAGCAATCACCATACTTAAAAGTATTGCGAATAATCTTAAAAATACGTGTTCCGAACTTGTTTAACTTAGTCCATTGCTGCATGTATTTCTTAATAATCTTAATTTCAGTAGAAGTAGCTTGTTCTTTGAAGAATGTTTGGAATGGTGTACCATTTTCATCGTTCATTTGAGTGCAGAATTCAGCTAAAATGTCAAATGCAGCATTAACTTCCGGATCCATATCCATAGTATCATACTGGCTATAACGCTCTAAACGGTTAGGATGCCCGCTATAAACATCCGGAAGATATGATGAATAGTTAGTACGTGTAGGATTTGCACGGCCGCTTTGACTTAACGGGCTCATTGCCCCGGAAGATACAGGTGAAAAAAAGCGTTTCCATGTCATATTAATTGGCCCAATTGTTGTTATTCAGTCGTTTAACTGCATCACCGGTGCGTTTGCTGTGTCCTGCTATTTCATTTAACACTTCAAGCATACCATTTGATGTGTTATTTAACTCTTTTACGGCATTGTAGAGCGAATTCTGTGAGACATCAATACCTGCGGTAGCTGTTGCAGGTGTAGCAGTTGCTGATCCTCCGCCAGTAACCTTGCTAACAAGGCCGAATATACCTGCAGATATGCTAGCACCTATACCAGGAGTATTATCTTTTATAGATTTCATAGCACCGGCAACACGCTCTAATTTACTAGGATCTACGGCGGCCATCTTTTCTAAACCATTGGCCATTAAGTTTACTGCTAGTACAGCAGGCATCCCTGCAATACCGAATGGTATAAATGCCATTAGTCCCAGGCCGAGAACACCTAATCCTGCGCCGGTTTTCTTGAGATTATCGCCATTAATGTTAGCAAACTTGCTTAATCCTTCAGCTAAAGTAGGTAAAGCTTTGCCCATTAACCACGAAGCTGCTGCAATTCCAGCACCGATTCCTGTAATAATGATTGCGATTGAGCCAGCTAAAATTGTAGCGCCTAGTAAAATCTGCGGATTAGCAAAAGATTTAAGTCCTCCTGCTAAACTTTGTAAAACACCGCCAGTTCCCGGACCTGCTTTTTCAACCTCACCTAATACTCCGCCCGGTCCTCCTCCAGCACCTTTTGCCATGTTACTTGCTATGCCGCCGGCAACACTTTTTACGCCGACCATAGCTTTATAACCTCTAATTGCCAAATAGGCTGCTGCTAAACCTTCTACAGTTAACTGAAGCCAATGAGGAAGCTTGTTAAACCCGCTTATTAATGCATTAATAGCACCTGCTCCGTATTTTATTATCGGATTTAAGAAAGTATTAAGATTTGCAGCAAGGTCTTGCATAGCTTTGCTCGACTCTGCAGCATCTGCAGCTTGTGATTCTGCTCGTTTAGCTTGTTCATCAGAAACGTCAGTTACTTGTTTTAATGATTTAGCAGTAGTTTCAGCACCTTGCGCTACTGCTCTATTAGCGGTTTGATATATCGAAGCAGCAGTACTTGCCATAGTTCCGCCTCTCATTATCATAGCATCGCCTGCAGTACCTAGATTTTTTTTATCTTTAATGGCTGCTTCGTTGTACGCTGCTGCGCCATTTTTCATATCTTTAACGCTTTTTGTACTATCAGTAATTGCTTTAGCCTGTTCCATTGTAACATCATTCATGTTACCTGCTACTGCGGTATATTCTTGTGCAGCTTTAGTCATAGGCGGAAAGCCTAGTAATGCGCTTTGCAATGCTTCTTCCGCACCTTTTCCGCCTCTTGCAAATGCTTCAGCTCTAGCAATTTCATATTTCTTGCGTTCTTCTACGCTCATAGTTTGCAGTTTTGCTTGTACAGCTTGATTAGCTGCTGCTTCTTTAGCTGCTGCTTCTTGTTCTTTTCTAGATTTACCTGTAATTGTAGATAAAGCATCTAATTCTGTTAGGTATTCTTTAGTTGAATTAGAAATTTCCTTAGTATTAGCCATTTCTTCTCGAGTTCTACCGCCGGTATTCGCTATATAGTCGACCATTTGTTGATTTAATTCGTCAGTAGTATAGCCTAGCCCTAATAAACTTTTTCCTGTCGTACCGTTAATCAATTCGTGAGATAATTTTGTAAATGCTCTAACACCACCATCAACACTATTACCCATTCTAGCAAAAGAACCAGAATTTTCTGTTACAAGTCGTCCGAATTGTTCTAAAGATAGATAAGATTCAGCAGAAGCCATTTTCATATCTGTCAAACTACCTGCAAAATTAGCACCTGCTCCGGAAATCTGCTGGTATGTTACTAGATACTGCTCTTGAATAGCTAGCAGTTTGGCAGATACAGTGGCTAATACACCGAATGTATTGTTAAGAGTGCCGAATGCCTCGAATAATTGGCTAGCTTTTGCGGTGCCTGCAGTGAACTCTTTTGTGTAACTATCAAAAGCGTTAATGAAACCTTTGCGTGATCTTGATATATCTTCGGTAGTTCGTTTAAATTCAGTACCGGTTTTTTCAGCTTCTTCACCTAAATCTTCTAATTGTTCTTCAACTTCTTCAGTATTAAGATTAACTTTTTCGGCAATTTTTTTAAGTGTAGATGCATCTCCCGCATTTTTAGCTAAAAAGGCCTGTAATAAAGCCTTTAATGTAGCTTCTGTAGCTGCATTTTCTAAAACAACATGTTGATCGCCAATAGAACCGGTTACATTTGCCATCGTAAGGCCTCAGTTATCTGTGCATATAAATAATATGCACGCTATTAATTATTTATCGGAGTTAAAAATATGCAGATTCCTCCACAAAAAACTAATCCATTATTAGGATTAATGAGACAACCTAAGATTTATATTACTTTACCTAGTCAAGGAAAGTATTGGCCCGACGGGTCTTTGCAACGTACCCCTACAAACGAATATCCTGTATATTCTATGACTGCTAGAGATGAGTTGATTTTAAAAACTCCAGATGCATTACTTAATGGGCAAGCAGTTGCTGATGTGATTCAAAGCTGTGTTCCTAACATACTCGATGGGTGGCAATGTCCTCAGACAGACATTGATGCTATATTAATTGCAATCAGGCTAGCAACTTATGGCGAATTTATGGATACAACTGTTACAGTTAAAGGCGTAGATGCTACATACGGTATAGATCTTAAAGATATTCTTGCACAATTAGTGTCTGCGCCTGCATGGGACGAAAGAATCGAAATAGCTTCTAATCTCGTTATATATGTAAGACCTTTAAATTATAGAGAACTATCAAAAGCTAGTGCAGAATCCTTTGAAACTCAACGAATAATTAATTTAGTTAACGATAAAGCTATAGATGAAGATAAAAAATTAGAATTATTTGCGGACAGTTTCAATAAATTAACAAAAATGACTTTAGATCTAGTATCAAATACTATATATCGTATTGATACTACTGCAGGTTCTGTAACAGAACGTGAATTTATTTCAGAATTTATGCAAAATTGCGATAAAAATATCTTCAATGCTGTGAAAAATCATCTAGATAAGCTTAAAGATGATATTGCGATTAAGCCATTACGTGTTAAAGCCACTGATGAAATGGTTGCTGCTGGCTCTGCAGAGGAAGTTGAAGTTCCATTAACATTCGATCCTTCAACTTTTTTCGGATAAGGCTTTTGTCTCTTGATCTAGAAGAGATAAACCAACTGGTTCTAGATATGGAAAATGATTCAAAAGCCCTTAAAGATGAACTATATAAGATATGTTGGTTTATGAGAGGAGGTGTTACTATTTCCGAAGCTTATAATATGGATATAGATGATCGAAAAATTATCGGTAACATTATAGAATCTAATCTAGAAACGACTCAAAAAAGCGGGATGCCGTTCTTTTAACGAGCCGCTAGTTGTTTAGCTAATCTAATTATGTCTTCTACCGATTCGGCAGTAGGTTGTGTTCCAGAAGCTGCCGGTGCTGTCCATACTCCTGTGTTTTTATTCGGCAAATATCCTGCTCTAGTAGCAGCAGTTTCTTTTTGAGTAAACCAATCAAGGTTTTGTTGAGTTTTAGTTTTTTCTGCATTCCATTTTGCAGCGCCTGCAGCAGTGACTGGTACATTGTGTGTGCTATCAAAATCTTGTCCTACTAAATTCGGAAATGGGCTACGTCCTGCTGGACCAGATGTACCGGCAGTTCTAGTATTAGTTGAAGCACCTCCGGCGCTTGCAGCACCTGCAGCACCAGATCCTCTTCCGCCACTACCTATTCCTGCTGTACCAGCTGCGCCTCTAGTACCACTAGCACTAGGTGCAGTACCTCCAGGAGTTGCTGATCCTTTCGGTGTATTAAGCGCTGAACGTATTTGACCAGGACTCATTCCACCTGCTTGAGCAACATTTCTAGTTGCAGCAGCACTCGCAGCACTTTGTCCTCGATTAAATGCTAATTTAGCACCTTGAGCAGCACCTTGAACTCCTCCGACTGCTTTTCCAAGACCGGTAGCAATTTTGCCAACAGCTTTAGACATAATCCCACTTTTTGGCATATTAAGTCCTGCTGCAGAATTTGCTGCTGTAGTTGTAGCAGGCTGAGTTGTTTGACCAGGCGGCGGTGGGGTTGTTCCCGCAGGCCCTGTAATTCCTGTTGGCGTATTCGGAGTTGTTGTTGCCCCAGTAGGACCTGCTTGAGTTGTTTGACCAGGTGGTGGAGTTGCCCCAGTAGGACCTGCTTGAGTTGTTTGACCAGGTGGTGGAGTTGCCCCAGTAGGACCTGCTTGAGTTGTTTGACCAGGTGGTGGAGTTTGATTAATCTTTACAGCATTAGGATTTTGAGGTTTAAACCAGTTAGCCGGATTAATTCCGTTAGGATTCTGAGTATTAGGCACTTGATACTGCATATTACTTTGATTGCCTGATGGATTTGTAGAACTTCCTCCAAGGAATTCTCCGGAACGAGGATCATTTGCTTTATTTGCAGGTACTATTGCTCCACCTGTTATTTTTCTTCCACCTGCAGGTACTAGCGCATTATCTGCTTCTCTTAAAGTTCTTAACTCATTTTTCGATAATACATCAGTTAATCTCATTTATTTTTCCACACTATAATTTATTTATGCGAAAGGTGAGCAAGAGCTCACCTGCTTCTTCGCTTATCAGCTCGAAGCATTTTCTTTTTTTTAATGATTATCTAGATAAAGCAGCCATGCTTTGCCCGTTGCCGGGCAAAAAACTGTAGATTATCTGAGTATCACAGCCACTAGCGTTACTGCATTACAGAGGCGGTCATCCGGTACCTCGAGCAGCGTCTTTATATGACGGCGGCTATTACACAAACGCTAGTCTTATGTAACAACGTAGGGTTTTTCTCCCTTCTTTGTGCCTGAATTCTTTTCTTAAGCAACTAAACCGCAGCAATTCGCGATCCTCGTCCTGTTAAGGATAGTAGTTGAGTCCTCTGTGCAGCGCAGAGTCTTCCGTCCCCATCACTTTCGTGTGGTTATCATGGGCATCCGATATCAGCCGATGCTAGCCTTACTGCTTATTTTGCCTTATTTTTTGAGTATATGTGAGCCGTGGACTCTAACACGTATATGACCATTGTAATATTCAGTGGATTCTAACACGCGCCGGTCAAATTGTTCTTTTGCTTCTAAGTATGAAGTTTGTGCCTTGCTATTACAATAATGTAATATTTCTCTTTGAAAGTTTTCTTTGCCTAATTTTTCTATATCTCGATTAAGTTCATCACTGGAACCGTAATATGTTTGCCAATCTGATTCTATTGTGCCTTTGATTTTTTTACGTTTCTTTTTGCCGTTTTTAAGTTTAACTGTTTTATATTTTGTTTTTGAAAATTTTGCCAGTTTTTTGCCAATATACATACGTCCTGAGATAGTGTTAGTAATAAGATATATAAAACCAACACAGGTCTCAGGAAGTTCAGTAACTATTTGTCCTTGATAGAACCAAGTCATCAATCTAAAAATACTGATTTAAACTGCTGCATTACATTATTAGGATTAAATTTTTCGACAATTTTATGATAATCGCCATTAAACGATTTAATATTATCTAATTTATTCTCTAAATCAGCGGTGCTATTATACAATAATCCGGTATCTTTTAGAAGATCGATATGATGCTGATCGACTCCTCCGTTCCATGATAGTACTGGCTTATTATGAAATAGAAATTCGCAGATAGCCATTCCGAAACTTTCTCCTTGCCATCTAGAGTGTATCATTGCATCACATGTGTTTATAAAATTAGATTTTATTTGTTCATCTGCAATCCCATTTACATAAATGATATTAGGATGTTCGTAAAACTTTTTAGTATTGACTAATAGGAAAACAATATCATTCCGTTTGTTTACAATATTAACAATAGCTTGACATGCCCATTCCATTCCGTCGACAAAAATATTCCAACTTCCTAATCTACCGATAATGATTTTATCTTTAGGAATACCGAAAAATTCTCTCATATCTTGATTAGGCTTCGGCATCTGCACTATATATGGAACCCAAGGTGCAACACCGCCGGTTACTTTTTTAGATAACCATTCCGAAATATATGCATATCGATCACCATGTGGGGTGTTAAGTTGAAAAACAGCATGAATAGCAGTTCTAGCAGTATTCGGTAATGGTTCTGGCTCGCCACTTCTTTGAAAATATGCAACATCGACATCTTTACAGACATCATTATAGTTTCCATCAGTGGTGCTTCTAACTTCACATATATCAGTCCATTTTTTTAGCACATCTTTATCAAGGTTACCATTGATCATTTCTCCCTTAAAATCATGATTATAGCAAATAATGCTCTCATTACCTAATACTTCTTGATTATATCTTGCATAGTTCATTACAGAAACGGTCGTTCCTAAATAACAAGGAGTATGGGTGTGAAATAGTACTTTCATTAATTAATTTACTTTATTAATTTTACGTGCATTCTTTTCGGCAGTAATTTCATTACGTCGAGCTTTTACTAGTTTGCCAAGTTCGGCTAACGCCTTACGTGCACGGGTTCCTGCCGCTGAATTTCCATTTATAAACTTACTATTTTCATCTACATATGTCTTAAGTGTTGTTACCATCTGTTCCGTCGTATTGACTGTTGATTCGTTTAAGTCGCTCATTTTT